GTAATCGACAAGAGCGAATACTCGAATCTTTCCAGCAGCTTCCAGGCGATAAGCTAACTTCCCGAGCGGCAGGGTGCCACTCTTGGTTGTTCCCTTACCATATGGAGATAACTGCTGTTTTCCCATCCAGATATCCATATCTGCGATCTGTGCCGCCTGAGTAAAATCCAAGAGAGCTCCCAGTTCCCCAACCGTTTCCAGCCACTCAGCTAAATAATTACGTGGTTTATTAAACCACAGCCAAGCGTCCGTAGCGGGTGTAAGGAAATTGGAGCCCGATGGTCCCGCTTTCAAGGTAAAACGGGAGGTATCCACCTTCCAACTCAGACGGGGGAAAGGGCCAAGGGCCCAAAGATGACTCCAAATCTCTAGACAAGCCTCCGACCAAGAACCTAAGTCCCCAGTAAAAGGTTGTCCCTGAATCCCAGATAGATCCACAATCCCGTACGGGGCATTCAATGCCTTGTACATATTAAGGAAAGTGGCCCACCATCGAATCGCCGGAAGAGAGCCGCTCCTTATGGCGTCTCTAATCCGTCGAGGGAAGCAGGCGGGAAGGCCGTTACTAAGTGTAACACCGACCCCTAGAGCATGAGTACTTTGCATTCGTTCTCCTCCAATATAGTTATTTAAAACAAATAAATATATTTTGAGGCGTTGGATCAGTCTTAACGGACCTTGGTGTTCCAGGATCGAAACCATATGTCTGCCCATTACTTCAATTGAATCAAAACATAGACTCTGTCTAGTTAGTCCGCTATAGTGAAAGGCCTGACGGCCCCACAGCATAGCGGTCTTCCACACCACTGCACCAGATTGATGTGTAAGGCCAACAGCACCTGTATTCGCGTCAACTTTTAGCTGGGACGGGATCCATGATCTCGCCTTGATAAAGACAGACCATAGTCCATTACGGAACATGGTTGGGCGTCGTATAGGGGACTCGCTGCTTGCACGGGCACTCTGAAAGAGTGGGGGGGATTTTTTGAAAGAAGAAAAAGCAGATGTATACAAAGCAGGAGGTTGTGATCCACGGCGAGCGATTACTGTTAGAGGCAGCTTCATTGAGAAGCATACCTTCTGTAATTCCCGGTACTCCGGGTCGGTTAGGTACATTAGACCCTCAGGATCGTTCGGATCAATCACAACCATACACCGTTGGCGCTGTAGATTCCAATCTACTAGCATTTGCCAATCGGCAACTGTACGGTCGAGCGGATCAGTTTGTCGAATCGCCCTTTGGGTTCGTATAAATTGAGCTAGCTCGGGTGTATGAGAGTCGTCACCGTCCGCCCCGTTTTGCCATACGGGTGCTGTAGTACTCAGCCGGCGGAGGTTGTCTAAGAAGTCGCTTTTAACACAGACTGGCAATGTGTGTAGGAGAAATCCTTGCATATTGTTAGTTTAACTTAAAAGTTGGCTGATATAGGCTTCCTTATCCCCTTTCGGGGGGGTAGCTGGTGGTTCGAGGGCCACTCGTCTTGACCATTTCAGTCACCTGGGTAACCAGGTCGACATCCCTGGAACAAGGAGCGTACATTCCTACAGTCCAACCCTGGTAATCTCTTTGCTGAGCATGTATCTGGCCTGATAGGCTGGATCGCTTAGTGATGTAGAGGAGTGCAACAGGTTGTTAATCTGCGCAAGCGGGTTCATTACCTAGCCGCTCTTTCAGTAGTTGGTCTATAAGGGGATGTCCGTGCCCGAAGGCAAGACCAAGTACTCTGATATTAATTCATCAGAGGAACTTATGTTCCTAGGCATCCTCTACACTCGCCTTCTGGGGCCGTCAGGTCTCAGGATGAGAGATTGTAGGGTGATTCACGGAAAGTACCTCACCGCCCATTTTACAGATGGGGAACTGCGAGTCCTTGTGATCGGAGCTCTTATAGTAACTCGATGGATCTTTATTGAGGCTCCAGCTAGCCTCAGAGGGTGCTATGCGTTTAAGCCGACCTGCCCGTAAGGGCCCTCTAGAAAAACTAGAGGTTAAGCAATTGGGATTGCGTGTGCAGTCGAGTTAGAGATAGCTCGATCCCGGCCTCACAAGCCGGG